ATTGGCGAGACGTCGGCACAGGAGAACGATTCCGTAGCAGCCCACCGGTACCCAAGTTAGGCACCCATTCTTAAACTTCTGACCTAGAATTCAAAGTTGAATAAAAACAATAGAATTGATAATTCATATAGCATGTATTTCATGTTTGAGAGTATGTCTCTTAGAGTATTCTTTGGAAACAGTGACCGTGGTAATGCTCGGTATGATCACAAGTGAGAGCTCTTTTATTAGTGCAGATGCACGAAATTAAATCACAATCAAGTTAGAAAAAGTGAATAGTACTAACCTACTATATTTTAGAATGACACTAAATATTTAATCAAAAGCACAAACAACACAGAATAATACATGCACACAAATACAGATATTCAATCCCTATTACAATATAGTGCTAGCCACACCTACCTTATATCAAGAAAGGACGATGTCCGATGGATGATCCCTGAAAAGCTCTATAAGAAGTAAAAATGTTGATAACGGATTGTCGTTGATGAAAAACGCCTGTTAATGGATATATATGGAATTAGAATGCACGATTGGAAACGAAGTTAATGACACATGTATTGTAGTCATCTTCACAACAATGAGTTAGTTCTCTAAAACAAATATGACAAGTAAGACAAAAATGACAAGCACTTTTGGCGATAAGGCCGTCTCCGGATGGAATTATCAGGGTGCGAAAACAATTACAGATATTTTTGAAGCAAAGGAATTGATGAACAACCTGAAGAAGAGTAAGGCTAATTTAGCAAAAGCAGTTGCTAAGCCGGAGGTGAAGAAACCAAAGACTAAGCAATGTGCCTTTTCTTTGGTTGTTGATGAAGAAGAGTTTGATAAGAAAACATACAAGCAGCAAAGGAAAACAAACGCCGAGATAAATGCGGCATTGCAAGAGATTGTGGACGTTAAGCGAAAACAGAAACAGTTGGTTAAGAGCAAAACAGTGCGTCGAGATCGAGCACGAGCATTTAAAATGGGAAGAGTAGAACCCGAAATGTTTCGAAATGTTATGGGCGTGGAAGATATGACTACGGAAGTTAAAACCTTAGCGGGTTCATTGAATGACCGAGCTATTCCACAGCGGATTGATGAGACATTGGAATCTATAAAGCAAGTTGCATCTAATATAACAAGCAGTGGCGTAGCTGATAAAATGGCACAACTGTGTGATACAGTAACAAGTACGCTCAATGGAGCTAAGGAGGCGCTTCAGGAATTTTTTTCTATAAGCAAGCAAGATATAGCTACGGACTTTTTATTTACGGCCGGCCATATATGGGCTAATAGTTCAATTGGACACATATTATTTTGCATTTTGGAATTTTTGTATAGGCAAGTCAATCGACTAGGCTTAACAGAAATTACATTTGAATCTTTGTGGGCCAGTGTCTCGAAGATGGTTGACTATGTGGCACCTACTGAATCTATTATAGAAAGAAAGTTAGCTTTTGAAAGGGGGCGCGCTCAAGCAGAAAGTGGGATCGAAGGGGTCGACTGGCTGCAACTTATTCCTTATGGAGGGGGCATTGCTGTTCTAATAGCATGTCTATTCTTTGGGAAGCATTTGGATGGCAACAAATCAAGTTTTGATGAGTTTGTAAAAATCGGGATGATGGGGCGAACAGTGACGTCAATTGCTAGTGGAGTTAAGTCTATTGAAACTTTTATGTCATGGATCGTTGGATATATTCGTGACAAAATGGTAGAGTATTGCCCAGGTTTGCGAGTTCCAGAGCGAGCGCGATTTGATAAAGCCGCTTTGGCTTTTGATGTGGTCACGTTTAGCAAAGAAGTTGAAGAATTAGTGGATCCTTTGAGGAGAGTGCAAGTGAAGTCTAGTCCTGACACGCCAGCTAAATTAGCTAGAGTTGTTTTACAGAGTCGCATACTCACGGACAAGATAGTCATAGCAAATGAGCAACCATTTCAAAATAGCACTGCGAGTGCTTGGATATTGGATATCAAGCGGCGCTTGATGGAATTTGCGAAAGAGATGCGCACGTACGATCAGAAGATGTGGAGACCAACTCCTTATGTGGTGCAGTTGATGGGGCCGCCAGGATGTGGCAAATCAGATACAATGACACACCTCATGGAGACGGTGACTCTGCCAGGGCATAGTACTTACACATTTGATCAATTGAATAAATCTTATACTCGAGGATCGGAGGCCCATTGGAATTTGTACAATGAGCAGGAAGTTATCCTGATTGATGACTTTTTGCAAGGTAGAGGTTCGACACCTAAGGATTCAGCAGCTTTGGAATTTATAATGATGGTTTCATGTATTCCTTTTCCGTTGGAAATGGCTGCTATACCAGATAAGGGAGCTTCATTTAAAGGTAAATTAATTTTTACTTCTTCAAATTTGGGGTGGCCTGAGATCTTGGAAGTGCATGAACCTGCGGCAGTTTATCGCAGACGTAATCTTTTGATTGAAATGAGACCAAAACAAGTACACGATCCATTGGATCCCACAACATCAATGTATCAATTGAGAGACCCAATGGGACCAAATGGTTTAATTGGGCGGGAGATGGAGTACGCAGAGATGTGTTTAGTGGTGATAAGAGGCTGGAATGCATTTCATGAGAGAAATATATTTCGAGCGGAAGATAAAAGGTTTGTATTGGACCTATCTGCGCAACTGAGACCAGAGCGACAGCGCATTGAGATCTTGGATGAGGTTAATATTGCCGAAGCTCAGGGTGAGGTTGCAGTGGACTTGGAAGAACACTTGGAAACATCAGTGATGCAAGCTTGGAGAGAATTCGCTAGTGTGCAGATGGAGAGATTTATCAGCGCTACTAGTGAGGGAATTGAGACTGGAAAGGAGGCCTTTAGCTGGACTTGCTCAACTGTGACTAACGCAACAAGAATAGCAAGATTAAATTTTTGGAATATTTTGAAATGGATTTCATTAATTGTAGTGCCTTGTATTGTCGCGAAGAAAGTTTTTGATGTTACACGAACCAAAAAGGAGGAAAGCTTTGTTTATAAGGTGGGCAAGAATGTCTTTCGCAACGTAACACTTATGGTGATAATGAACTTGATAACAGGATTATTGCATTCGGGACGTGTGCACGTTTTGATAGATTTGCCCAATGAACAAAGAGCTCTAGTACCATCTAAACAACGGGTTAATTTGACGGGATCTGTGTGTGAGCAGCAATTAATTCAATTGGGTTGTCCCCAGGAGTATTTAGCCTCTGTGGAAAAGATTGGTGGAATTCTTGTTGAGAGTGAGGAGCAGATAATTCAAGTTGAAGTGAATACGGATGGAGCTCCCGGGAAAATATATTATGGACAGGAGTCATGTGTTTCTGGGGATGAAAGAACGAGTAAAGCGAAGAGAATGAATGCTGTTACATATCGGCCAGAGAATTGGATTATTGAATCAGGTGAAGAAAGGACTGAGCGTGCGAAAAGAATGCAGACGCGAACTTACACTCCAGAAGGATTCTTTTCTGATTGGTTTGGACCTGATGATCAGCAAAAGTGGCTTTATTCAGAATTTATGAAAGTGCACATGCGATACAAGGATTTGTGTCTAGAAGCAGAAGGTGATGAGATTCAGCTAGGTTTAATAAGACAGAAACATCGGCGAGAGACACAAGCTGTTTATGATTTGTACCATTTGCGCAAGAGCAAAGGCGAGACATCATGGGAAGTGGAACATAAACATAGTCACGCATGCAAATCTTGTGGGTTGAAATATGTGCATGATCATCCTTATCGAAAGGTGGAGCATAAGCAATTTGACAAACAATGCCCAAATGAAAAGTGTAAGGATTATCACTTAGGATATAACAATCGAGGAGCTGAAATGTTGAGCTTTGAGGCAGAAGGCTCGATGGATCAGATGAGTTGTGATATATTCAATGGGGCTATTAAGAATAATATGTGTATAGTCACTAGAGAGTTGCTTTTCGAGGATAAAATTTGCACCGCCAAAATACGTGGACTTGGATTGTGTGGGAAGCTATTGCTGATGCCGTCTCACTTCTTCTCAATGTATGAAGATGAAGAAGAATATGAACTCATGATTCAGGACAATACGGCCGTGCGAAGGGAAGTGATAAAGCATAAGGATATCGTGCATTTAGGTCGGGACACTTGTATGGTGCGTCTTAGCAAGGTGTATCCAAGTTTTAAAGATCTGCGTGGTTATTTTATTGCGGAGAGGGATATAGGAAAGTTGGAAAATATTTATGTGAGATTAGGTGTTTTTATTAAACCGAGCGATTATAATTGCGAATCTGGCTTGTCGATTTTACACACTAAGGAAACAAAATATGGAACGGACTCAAATTATACAACATTGGCCGAGAAAATTACTTACGATATCAACACTGAGAAAGGATGGTGTGGATCACCTGTTATGGTGATGAACCCAGCTATTGAGGGGAAGATTTGTGGTTTGCATGTCGGCAGCGTGAAGAATGGGGGTAAAAGTTTTGGATTTGCAGCGCCAATAAGTAAGGAATTCTTGACAGAAATGATGCGTCGATATAAGATCGAGATCGATTGGATCACGCATAATGCAGAAGGATTGTTGGAGGAGGCTCTAACTGAAATAACTACTTCAGCCACATTTGAACCACAAGGAACTGTGCGGTTGATTGCCCAGTTGAAAGGGAAGTATGCTGTGTGGGCTCCGGTTTTGTCTCAAATAAAACCAAGTTTGCTGCACGGAAAGATTTTCTCAGTGAAAACGGAACCAAGTGTCTTAATTCCTAGTGATAAGAGATTGGATGCAGATGTTTATGGAAAATCGATATTGGGAATGTCTATGGATAAATATACTATACCCAAGTTGGGTTTCAACGATGATCACTTGCAATTGGCTCAAGAAATGGCGTTTTCCATAATCAATTCAGTAAATCCCGTGGGAATCACTCGTAGAGTGTTAACTGAACATGAGATGATTAATGGGGTTCCGGCAGCAAAGTATGATCGTTTGAACATGAAGACATCTGCTGGATTGCCATTTAAAAGGAGTAAGCCTGCAGGAACATCTGGTAAATACTTCTTGTTTGATGAAGTGGAAAAGGACGTTTATGAGATGAAGGATTACCTAAAATCGTGTGTGGAAAGGAGAGAACTTTTGGCGAAGAAAGGGGAGAGAGTGTATTCTTACGCAGTGTCAAATCTAAAGGATGAGCGTAGAAAACCTGAAAAAATTAAACGTGCAAAAACCAGAAATTTCCAATGCATGCCTACTGATTATAATTTGTTGTGCAGGAAATATTTTGGAGCATTTATTGCAGCAATGAATCAGAATCATGCAACTTTGCCATCGTCAGTGGGTGTTGATCCTTGTGGAGCGACATGGTCGCATTTAGCTATGCGAATGAAGAGATTTGGGGGAAAAGTGTTTGCTGGAGATTTTGAAGAGTGGGATGGTAAGTTTGACCCAAAAATCTTGGCTGTGACTATTCCATTACTTATTAATCGTTGGTATAACGACGGAGAGGAGAATGCACAAGTGCGCAGGGTTTTATGCGATGAAGCAGTGTTCACGTGGATTTTAACTGGAAACATTTTGGCAATGAAAACACAGGGAATTCCTTCTGGAATACCCATGACTGTTGATTTTAATTCTCTTGGGAATTTGTTATATTTCTTGTGCGCCTTTATTCATTTGGCACGAAAAAATAATTTCTCTTTTGATCCATCTAAGATCATGGACTATGTTGATTGGATTTTCACTGGGGATGATCATGTTATTGCGCCAAGGGAAGATATTCAGAGCTGGTTCAATTTCCATACTGTGAAGGAATTTTTCAACCAACATGGGCTAGGATATACAGATGCAACGAAGTCAATGCGCATTGTCCCACCATTGGAAGATTTGAGTGAGGTAACTTATCTTAAAAGACGTTTTGTTGAACATCCTAAATTCGAAGGCAAGTATTTGGCCCCATTGAATATGGATTCTTTGACGGAACTGACTAATTGGATTCGAAAGGGTGGTGATGATAAGGATATGTTGCAGGAGAACCTGTCTACCTTGACACGAGAAATGCACCAACATGGTAAGACAAAGTTTCAAGAGGTAGTAACAGCAGTTAATGCTTGTTTGACACATGAAAATACAATGGTGGAAAATTTGGAGAGACCCTGGAAATTGATGATTGATAGTTTTGAACAATTTGATTATGAGTGGCAAAGACAATTCGATTAGGGTTTTCATCGTTTTGAATTAACCCATAAAATAGAGTAGAACTTTAATCGGTTAGACTCAAAGAAAAGAAACAAAAAGTAGTTTTGGTGATTTTGATAAACAAAATAAATCACACTAAGT